GCAGAAGTAGACCAACTAATTACTAATCGAGTTATCGGGATTAATCCATGAGCGAACTTATCAAATTATACTATCACCCTGATTTTGAAAAACAAAAAGATGATTTTATAAAATACTCTGACTTATATGAGGGCGACGATACCACGCTTCAACAATCTAAATATTTATGGCTACACGAGCTAGAAAAAACTTCAGACGGCTTTCAAATAAGGAAAACTAGGGAACAACGTAGCTCTTACACGAACTTTATTGAGCCTATTATCTCTATTTGGCTTTCTTTATTCTTTAGAAAATCGCCTATAATTCCTGAGGACGTTCAGGAGCTACTAGGCGACGCAATCGACGACATCGACGGCAAAGGGACAAGCTTTATTAATTTTATCCGCGATTACGTTACTAAGAATCTTTTGCTTTATGGCAGACCTGTGATCAAAGTAAACGCACTAGGCGATAAGCCATTGACTCTAAGCGAGCAGAAAAATAAAGCTAACTATAAGCCGTATTTTGAAATAATAGACCCATTAACGCTAGTGGATTGGCAACGAGAAACTACAGACGTTAATAGACTAGGCGAGTTTAACTTTTTGCGTGTCGAGTATGAGGAACTATTACCGAGACCAAACGCAGAATCAGCCCCTGTCAGCCAAAAAGTATCTAAGCAGTATTTTCTCGATAATAATGTTTTAACTATACGCAAGTATTTATTTATTGATGACAATAAAACAAACCAAAAAGATGATTCAAAATGGAAACTCGTAGAGGAAAGCACAATTCCAGACTGGAGCGAAATACCAATAGTTGCTGACGTAGATGGCAAGAGTTGGATAAAAGACGTGGCAGGACACGTTTTGAAATACTACAATTTAGAATCTGTAATCGACAATATATGCTTATTTCAGGCGCATCAGCGAATATACTTTATTGGGGATTTAGACAAAGCAGATGTAAAGGCAGCAGCCGAATATACTTTTAGCTCACTGCCCGCAGGAACTGAAATCAGCGTCATAGAGCCTGCAAACCTTGACAGCGTCAAGACTAGACTTGATGGCATACTCAACACAATATTCAGGATTGCTCTTAATCAAGTTCGACAAATGAACGCTGACTCTAAGTCGGCTCAATCAGCCGAAACCCTTAAAGAGGAAAAGGATTTTATTCAAGCAATCATACAATCTGAACTAACGACAATAGAGAACGTAGTAAATAAAGCATTAGTTTATTTTGCTAAGTTTCTAGGTCAAGATAACTTCGAGGGCAAGATTACACTATCGGCTGATATTACTACTCAAGACATCGAGCAGTTAATGCGACTATCGTTAGCATTTAGAGATGAGGTTTCAGATTTGCCGCTGATTCGTAAAGAGATACTAAACTGGTTTGTTCAAACTATGGATCTCAACAACCAAGACGAATTATTCGACGAGATCGAGAACAAAGTTACATCTCGGAATACTCAGCAAACCAGCGTGAGAGAAAATCTATTAATCGGACTAGGTGGAAATGAGCGAGAAGTATAAGGAGCTAAACAAGGACGTAGTCAAACAAGACAACGCAAGAGATGCGAAAATAGAATCCTTTACGCGTGACTTTGAGAAATTCCTATTTAGAAACTTAGACGATGTATTAAATAGCGCACAAGATGGCGATACTGAATCTTTGCAGGTATTAGGCTCATTCGTCCAGCAGTTCAGGGACAAAGGCTTAAATCAAGTATTGTCGCAGATAGGCACTATATACGGCGAGGAACTAAGAGCAACAATCACCCAGCTAAATAAAATCGGCGTGCCTACTACGCTTGTTAATGTAGATTTAAACACCGTTGAAACATTGATAAATTTTCGTATTGAGGACATAGAGAATCGAGCGATTGAAACGATTGGTAGCCTTAGACCGCTATTGTTAGAAAACATTATTACAGGCGAGCGACCCAACTATACAGAACTAAAACAAAGGTTTGAGAGTCGATTAGTTAATTACGCAAAGACAGAGCTAAACACAGCAATCATTTCATTCTCTAGAGCCATTGCAACTAATCAAGCCAAAGAATACGGCATCGAGCGAATGATTTACGCGGGCCCGCTTGATAAAGCAACGAGACCATTTTGCCGAAGCGTTTTGACACAAAGAACGCCACCTATTTATACTCACGCAGAAATTGAAGCGATGGACAATACCCAGGGGATACCAGTCAGCACGTCAGGCGGTGGCTTTAATTGTCGCCATCAGTGGCGACCAGTATCTGACGCATTAGCAAAGGAGCTAGGAGCATGAGCGTTAAGGTAACTCAAAGAGTTAATTTAACCAAACTAATTGACGAGAATATCGTTTTAAAATTAGAGGAGTTCGAGCAGGCAGTATTGGACGAAGTGACTGTTTTATCTCTCAGAACACTATCGGGTCAAGGCTCTAATAACCGACCATTTATGAAATATGATGACTCGACTATTGAGCAGAAAAAAAAGAAAGGCAAGCAAACGAATCCAGTAAACTTAACAGATACGGGGGATATGTTAAATGGTGTTGTTGCAAGTTTTTCTAAAACAAAGAATGCATTCAGAGCTGAAATAGGGTTTAATACAAAAGAGCAAAGCAAGAAAGCGTTTTGGACAGACCAACTTAGACCATGGTTTAAGCTTTCACGACGCCAGGTTAAAAACATAAGAGAGAGGATACAACAAAAATGAGTGACGATAAGAATACAATAGCAATAGACGAAAACACAATCAGCATTAGCATTGAGGAATACAACAGACTAAAAGCACAAACTAGCGAGATAAAAGGCTATCAAGCTCAAATTCAAGAAACTGAATCTAAGTTTGCAGGGCTTGCCAGTGAGTATGAGGAATTTAAAACCAAAAAGTCACCTAAGAGTCCAAGTAGAGAGGAATTAGAAACTGAGGTGAGAAAGGAATACGGCGAAAAATTCACGCAAAACGAAAACCAAGTAAAGGATTTACAATCTAAGCTTAAAAACCTAAGCGTAACTGATAAGGTACTAAGCAAACTAAACTGCAAAGTTCTACCGTCAGCCTTGAAGTTCTTACGCTCAGAGATTGAACGAGAATGCGATATAGAGGGCGATATATACGATGGGCAGGTTATCGTTAAAGATGATGCAGGTAACGTAAGATGGTCACCTAATCAGGCGGATAAAAAAATGGACGCTGACGAATATGTTAATCTTTTATCTCATCGTTATTCTGATTTCTTTTTATCCACTGCAAGAGCAGGCGAAAAGGATAACACTGATAAGAAATATTCTACTTCTGCAAGTCAATCTAATATATCAATGAATGACCTGTCTAGAATGTCACAAGAGGAACTAAACAAAATAGACCCTGCGTTACTTAAAAAGCTAATCTAATGACATCACCAGAATTAAATGTATTTATCAGGGTTACTTTTTCGGGCTTTGACACAGTAGCTAATGTAGAAAAGTCTATTGTCGTCACCAATAGAGAGCTACTAGGTGCGTTTGATTCGTTCCCTATTCTTGAGCGAATGGATAACGTAGGTGGAAGCGTTGGCGATAGAATGCCAGACACGAATCGGGGCAATATTGTTATCAATAACACTTTTGGCTCAATCGGAACAGAGCGGCGATTTGCGGACTTATTGCAACGCATCAATATTATTGAGCGTCAAGTATTAGTATAAACTGCAAAAATAGAACTGACCGACGAAGTAGAGAATGCAGATTTTACGCCTTATTTTAAAGGAATAGTTACAACTCTTTTTATTGGTGAACAGACTTGTAGGATTTCAGTTTCTCGTTCAATTATACCTGTGCGAACAATAACTAAGATAGTCGATACCAAATCATTTCCAACAGCTCCCCAAAGTTCATTAGGCAGAGCATTGCCGATAGTCTTATCGGAATCAAGTAGCGTAGGCGTTCAAGTTGAGCCGACTTTAGTTTCTGGTCAGTATCAAGAATCAAGCGAGGAGCGAGTAGATTTTGCTTATGCCACGACCTTAGGAGCGAAATTTGTAAACGGCGGAGTCTTAAATATACTGGGTCAGGTAGAAAACAATAGATACCAAGAGTTAAATTTTCAAGCGACGCCTGCAACGCCAATACTTAATTTTCCATTACAGTTAACGGTTTTTGCTGAAATATGGGAGGGTCAAAAGGAAATTGGTTTTAAATTAAAACCTGACCAAAACGTAAACTTTGGCGACGCTTTAACGTCTGTCAAGTGGATTTTAACAAATGGAGCTGCTACCTTTACTGACGAACCTGGCACAGGCTTTACTTGTAATGTGTATAGTAAAGGGGAAAACGGCTGGCCTGATAGACGTGTATCAACTTCTTTTATTGAACTAACTAATTCAAATTCTTATATCACATATTTAGGTAGTGCCAGTACTGTTGACGTTACTTACACTCACGCATATGAATTTCATTTTTTTCTATCTAATGCTATTATTTTTAATGATTCTCACTTTGTCAGTATCGAAAAAAATATAGACGAAACATCAACCTGGCAAGTCATGAGGAACTACGGGACAGTGTCGAGTTTGCCGACTTATCAGCTTTTTCTTCGTTACGACCCAGGCTCAACAGACTACGACCCTGCAACTATGACACCAGAATGGATATTTTTACTAAAAACTAGCGACAGACCTATTTTTCAGGCGTTTGGAATGTCCATAACTGATACGACAGACGCTTCAAGTTCAGATAATTATCAAAATGGTTTAGGACATTCTAAATTTACTCTAAGATGTTTAGAGAATCCTGCAGCAAGAAGCCCAGACTTAACTAGATTAAACTTAATAGCTAATATTATAGGTCTACAAGACGACTCAAGCGGAACGATTACTGGCACACCTAATGCTTCACTAGCGAGAACATCAAGGCAAGTAAGAGCGTTGATGCATGAATGGAACGGCACAACGTGGGAAGAAAGTAGCTTTGATATATCTCAGTTTTCAGATACTCATTCAGCAGCTTTTTCAAATGGTGCATATGTTAGATTAACAAGCGGAGCGACTCAAGGCAGGCTGACGCTATATGATCTTTTAAGCGGTTTGACCTATAACAGTGGCTCAAGACTGATTCCGATTACAAGCTCAGGCGCTCCAACTCTTGGGCTTTGGGCATGGGGCGTTAATAATCAAGCTTACACCGAAGTCATCTCAGACGAATTTGCCAAAGTAGAAAACATTGAGATGTTAGGCATCGAAAGCGTTATTAACTACGCTGAGATAATATATGGCAGGCAGATCGAAACTAAAGCCGAATCTCTATCTGCTGAGGGTGGCTTTAATAGATACTCAGGCAGAACAGAAAACAGCGTTATTACTGATAACCTTTTGCTATCAAAATCATTGTTCGGCATAAAGCCATTAAGCGACATACAGTTTGACTTTATATCATCGCAAAGCTCAAGCGCTGCAATGACAGAGTTTTTTGTTAAACATTACCTTTTTCCAAAAACAGTCGTAACATTTACATTACCCATTGGAAAATACACTAGTGTCAAATTAATGGATATAGTTTATCTTAGCTTTGTAGAGTTGCCGAGCTATTACGGCAGTTCACACGATGCGAAGCTACCGTTGGACGGGGAGGACGAGGATTCAGAAGTTGACTTAATTAATGGTCATTATTGGAAGCGAGGTCAAACATCTAGAGCAATAGTAACAGGCGACACTATAATTTACAGTAGGGGCAACGCAATACAGCGGCAAATTAAAGCGTTATTAATTAACAAAGGGGATATTATATAATGGCATTTGCGGATTTATTAAGACTTAAAACTGCAAGAATGTCAGTGGTAGCCGACATTATAGATTCACTTAACGCTTTAGCATTCCCTGCTTGGACAGACTACACGCCGACACTTTCAGCAAGCGGGAGCATGACTTATACAAGTACGACTATCGGAGTCGCTAAGTATTTGAAACTTGGAAATATTGGATTAATACATATTCAAGTTTCAGGGACTACAGGTGGCACTGCTAGCACCGATTTACGTTTCTCTTTGCCTAGTGGTTGGTCATTGAGTAATGATTCAAGACCTAGTCTTT